GTTCAGACATTTTGAACACCTTGCCGTCCATGGAGGCGCACAGTTCACAGGTATCATGGTCGAAGGAGGCCACAAACATATATTCCTTGACCCCCAGGCCGTTGAAGCAATCCTTTTGCCCGGCACTGGAGAAATACGCGCTCTCGGTCATCACCAGGCGGCCCGCTTTAGAGCGGGATACATTGAACTGCTTAGAGATTGCGGAGATGGCCCGATCTGGGCCCTCTCCCCGAATAATCATCTGAGTAAGCTGGGTATTGACGCTGGACACCAAGCTCTGCTTATTCATCCAGCAGCGGTCACGGAAGGTCTGTCCGTCAGCCGTCCACGGTCGGGAGAGAACCTTGGAAACGGTACGCTCGTCGAGGGCTTGCATTGTCCAGCCTACGCCGAGGCCCTTTTGGATTTCATAGGCCGTGTGGTAGTAGCCGCCGGTGTAGACCCGCCGGGCAACGGCATCCAGAGTGTCAAGCTGGTTGGAGTACAGCAACTCGGCTTGTTGCTGCAACTGGAGCTTGAGCGCATCCAGCCGGGAGATATGGACTCTGGCGCTGGCGTTTTCCAGCTCCTTCATCCACGCCCCAGTGAGGGCGTTTTCCTCACCGTGCTTGATATACTCCTCCACCGTCCAGCGAAATTCTTCCAACTCACCACTGTTCAAGAGCCGCTTGGCATCAGCCAGAGTAATCTCGTTATTGTCCGCAAATCGCTGATACCAGGCAGCCACCTGCCGCTCAATTTCCGCCTGGGCTATCCGGAATTGAGCGTCTAGGTTTTCCATGTAGCTGTAGGACTGATTTAGAAGTGCGTCCTCCATGAGCTTTAGCCGCCGAGCCCAATACTCGGAACTACGCTCTGGCAGCTTATTCGTCGCCATCGCCATCACCGCCGGTCACGCCGTCTTGGGGGTCCCCGCCCTTTTTCCGGTTTGCCATGAAGGCGGCTTGGTATGGGTCTTCCGTGGCCTCCTTCTGTTCTTTCTTGATGCGCTCCAGCTCTTGCTCCGGGTCGGAGATCCACGGATGGTTCTTCACGATAGTTTCATTGGACAAAATACCCACGGAGTTCTTGCAGTTGTTGATGGCCTCGGTTTCGTTGATAAGCACGTCCCGGTCAAAGATAACCTTAACTTCTTCTCCCTCGAAATTTCCCTTTCCGGTGTTGGCGAGGTGCTGGTTGACAAACCAGAGCAACTCCTCCATGGCGGCCTGAAACTCGATTTCGATGCCGTTGGCGTCCAAATCAATGTCCGAGTACATGGACTGGATATTCATCTGATTGGGGTTTCCGCCCATACGCTCGTCCTTGGCGTCGTAGCCCCTGGCGTTTTCAATGATAGCATCCTTTAACAGCGCGAGAATCACTTTGAAATTCTCAGCGTTGACCTCAATTTCCAGAGTGCTTGCCCCACCCTCGGAGCCCTCATAAGACCGGACTTTGATGATGCCATAGGTTGCCAGATTTCGGCGGAGGCGGCCCAAATCCTCCCCGTCATAATTTTTGATAACGATGACGGTATTGTGGATGTCCTCCTCCATACGGTCAGCAAAGGCCGATAAAATCTGATTATAGGCATCCTGGAGACACTTCACTTTGGATAGCAACGGGATTTCGTGGTGAGAGGACTTAAAGCAAATCAGAGGTATCCGTTTCCAGTTATATCCACGCTGTTCCCCGGTTTTCGGGTCTGGGGCCGTGATATAGTCCCCGGACCTAGCACTGCTATCAGGCTCCAAGGTCCCGTCATCGTGCCGGATGAAACAATCCACCCCGCCACCATGCAGCACCTCTACTTTTATCACGGCTTTCGGGATTTCGGATTCATCGTATTCCTCTACCGCGTACACGTGGACAGCGGCATCCAAGATGGTATGATCTGCGTCAGCCCAGAAAGGAAGCACTTCGTCAGCCGGGAGCCGCTTAAACACCAGTTCTCCAGCATCATAATACAGGTAGAGCCAGCTTTTGCCCCCAATCCAGGCTCCTTCGCCCAGATTTCGCATTACCCGTCGGAAACGGGAGCCAAATACCTGGGAAAGCGCCTCCGCATAGCCCTTATCCTCCGTGTCAAATGAAAAGGGCCGCCCGAAAGAATAGTTTGTCTTCTGGTCTACCATCTTCGCATATTGATTGCTAATGAGCCGATTATTAGGCAGGTGCCGGACTTCAATGGGATCGCCGTTGTCATCTATGGCCATCCGCCGCTTTGCGAGGATGTCCTGCTGGTTATCATAGTACATCTCTCCCACAAGCTGGCGCTTCCGTTCCGGGGAGCGGAGCCACGCCGTGATCTCCAGCTCCAGAAAACGCTTATCCGTCATACCCCGACGGAAGTCCGTATCCGTGCGTCCAATGCAGTCACCCCGCAGATTGAAGTTCACCATTTCTCTTTCCCCCCTTTCCCTTGTGTCTCTACAGCCGCAGAAAAACCGATGGGCAGGGCCTTGCTTTTCTCTAGCGTGAGGGTCTGCCCAGGAAGCTCCACTTCAATCCGCAGGGTGCGGTATGGTAGTCGCTCGGCCCATTGTTCGATTTTATCTAAGACATATCGCTGCTCAAACATAAAGCACCTCACGCAGTGGGGCCGATACTGAAAATATCAGGCCCGAATACCTTGTGGACGAAGTAGCGCACATCGTCCATAGCGTGGTCGTTTTCTTTGATGGGTCGGTCAAAGCCCGCCTTTTCGTCCCAGCGGTAGAGCTGGAACTCCCGGATACAGTCCCGGCAGCCCTCGCAGAAGAAAATCTCCCCCGTTTTAAGCCTGGTGGCGACGTTGCGAATACCATCCAGGACAGAGTTAGATGCTTTCTCCGCATAGAACCGGCCGTGCCGCCGGATGGCCTCTATGAAGCTGGCAGCCGACGGGTCCACGATGACCGCCCGGATTGACAGGTCCCCGGCCAGCTTCTCCAGCTCGGCGTAGTATTCCTCGTCCGTCAGCTGGCGGCCCACCTTCCGGCTGTCGTAGTAGTACTCCCGAATGCGATACCATTTCCCCTGGGCCTTGCCCCAAAGCCCCATGCTGGTGGGGTTGGCGGTGCCGTAGTCCACGGAGATATAATACCGCTCGTATGGCCGGGGCTTATCCGGCACCACATGAAAATCCCGGTTGAACATGGTGTAGATCAGCCCCTCGGCCACCACCCACAGCCCCAGGATATAGCGGTCGTAGAATACCCCGGAAAACTGCCGCTCATAGCGGGCCCGGACCTCCGGGGCCAGCGCCGGGTTATCGTCCATAGTGAAGTGAAGGTGAAGCGCGTTCATTTTCTTCGGGTTATCGCCCTCGATCCAGTTTTTATAAAACCAGTGTTCGGGGCCTTCCGGGTTGCAGTTGAACCATATCTTGCTCCCCTTGATGGAGCACCGGGCAAGGGCCTGTTCCACGAAGGACCGGGGCATGAGCACCACCTCGTCCAGCAGGGCCCCGGCCAGGGTAATGCCCTGGATCAGCATATAGGAGCTCTCGTCCCGGCCGCCGAACAGGAAGTAGGTGTTCTCCCGCCCCAGGCCGTCTGAAATAATCAGCTTGTTTTCTGACCGGCGCTCCACGATAGTCAGCTCCGGCGGCACCCAATCCCGGAGGTTCAGAACCACATTGCGCCGCAGGCTCTCGATGGTCTTGCCGCACAGCGCGAACCGCTCCCCGTTGAAAGTCGCCATGCTCCAGAGGATGAACCCGACGGTCATGCACACCGTTTTACCGGATCTGATGGAGCCATCACACAGAAGGACGTCCCGGCCACGGAAGCGGGGCTGCTGCCACCAGAGCATAGCTAACTTTTGCCGCTTACTCAATCTCCGGTAAATCATCCGTGTCAATCTCCCCCGTCTGCATGATGGCTTCCAACAGGTTATTCACGGCACCAGGGGCGGCGGCCCCGGAGGACTGTTCCTGCTTGAATTTCAATTCTTCCTGGCGCATCTTCAATTCGGCCTTTCGAATATCCAAGGCAGGACTTTCCCCGGCGGTGTCTCGGATGAACTCCGCCGCCCTGACGTCGCCTTTCATAGCCTCCAGCATAATACCGGCGAGAAGCGCGTCCTGATAGGTTGCATCGTCCGGTGTATAGCCGAAGGTTTTCAGTAAGGTTTTCACAGTCCCCATGAATGGGCCCCGCTCGTTCATGGGGATCTGCGTATTCAGCAGCATGGCCGCAGCCTGACGCATGGCCCTCTTTCGTCGTCGGGATGCCCCGGAGGCCACACCGGCCTTCCGGCCGTTTTCTACTGCGTCCTTGCCGCTTTTGAATTGCGTGGCTTTTCCCTTCTTCAAGTTTTCCGCATTGGCCATACCACCACCTTCCTCCCAAACGCGGGCCGCACTGTCTATCGTCTATGATAAGTCTCCGGGTCCGCTATGTTGTAGGTGCACCAGGTACAATCCCGGATGCAACCTCTGCACTCTTTCGGTGCTGTGTCCGAATCGAACACCGGGGCTTCCCCGCCCAGGGCGAGCAGCTCCCTTCGCTCTAGCCTTGGCCGATCCCAGGACGGCTCCCAGGTGGCGCAGCTT